AAGTTCAGCGGTACCGTTATCAAGCAGTGGGACCCAGTATGCAATGAGAAGGCCTTGATGGAAGCGAGTTCCGTTCAGTTCAATGCGGACCTTTGGTCGACCCTTCCAGATGTTGAAGGAATTAAAGATGGCTGCTGGGACAGTCGCCTTTTGAAACCACAGTGGAAAGGTAAACGATTTGATGACAGTGTTGACAGTTAGCGCTGTTGTAAACGCATAAGTGCCAGCTCGGACGGGTTTGGAGAGGATTGAGTCTAAGTTCCAAGACTTTTCAGTAAGGGCAGCATCGACATGGATATCTACTGTTTTATAACAGGTATCGCATTCTTGTGCGGTCTGCTCCATATACTGAATAGCGGGTTGGTTCTCGACAGATGTTCCGGTGGTGGTTGCACCATCATCGGACACCTCTCCTTGTGCGACAGCTGAGTTCGGGTCAGCTCGGTACGCACAATCATAGTAGTGGTAGTCGTTAAGTAGGATGTTCGGGTCGATCTCTACAAGTGCAGCACGTATCTTGGCTCTGAGCGCATTAAAGTACTCTGGGCCATAGAAATATGCAAAATGAAGAGCTTCGTTACAGTTTGACACTGTACGACCGATCGGGTCGGGACCTTTTGTTATCCAATTCGTGTCTTCTTGTATAGAACGTTGGGACAGAAGTGGTTTATATAGAAGTCCATCTCTACGAATACCACACTTCAGGAAAGATAGTTCCATGATAGGCTGTATTGGGGTTATTACACCTGTCTTGGCAGCATCGGTATATGTAATACCGAGCATACCAAGCATTTCAGATACAGTTTTAGCATTGAACCAGCTTTGGATCGAGGGGTGAACGGCGAGGATATTGTCATCGCCGTAGATGAAGTCGCGGACAAATTTTCGGTAGTTTGAGAGTGATTTGAGTTCGGTCGGGGCTATCAAAAGCCAGACGTACATAAGCATGATACGATTTGCAATCGTATTGACAATAGATGTTAACTGTTGTCCGGATGGGTTTCCCCCATGAGTGGCATATAATACGTTTCGGCATAGGATAACGGTATGGATGAGTTCATCAACCAAGACCTTTCGAGTACGAACGTCTTCAGGGGTGACTTTTGGGTCATAGCGAGTATAAAACTCTTCCATGACCGTTCCGGTCGCCTCAAGGACGTCTGGATGGAGCTTTCCATCGTACCATTTATAGTCGCCTCCGAAACCTGTTTCGGATGTGGCCATTAGTTTACTAACCATGTCGGAGAATTGGGGAGACATAGTGTTCATTCCAATAGCGGAAAAAGTTTCGAGGTGGCGGGAATAGAAGTACGACGAGAAAGTCATGTAATACTTTCGCATTGCAATTAGGTAATCGAGAGGGAGGATGGTGAAGACTCGTGGGAGCTTGCCTGGGGCGAGGCGCTCATCTTTCTGGCAATCAAGCGAGATAGAATCAGTGCGCTTGCCTTGGCCAGCTAGGTCAAGTCGTTGGTCAAGGGCAGTTCGGAGCCCTTCATCGAAGATAGCATAATCATCTCCTTTCTTACTGAATAACCAGTGCTTTCCAGCGCTACGTGCGCGAAGGCAATATGGGTATCCTGGCGAGGAGGAGAAGTTCATGCGATCAAAG